TGAATACCAGCAGCCAGCGGTTCAATGAATTGAGAGATAAGACGGCGATTCCATGCTGCATCGCTGGCATTACCTGCGTCAAGGTGGCGCTGCTGCGCCGACTCAAAGCGAGTAATACCCCCATTAAACATCTCTTCCTCTAACTCAACCTGAATTGCCTGTAAATCCATCTTACACCTCGTTGTGGTACAGAAAACATAATAGGAGCCACAAGGATAATCCCTATGGCTCCGATATGTCAACTATTTGCCAAGTGCTTCTACTGCTTCCTGAATCAGGGGCCAGGCGTCGTGACCTTCACCATAACCCAACTTGACCAGCTCACGCTTGGCCTTGTTCACTGCTGAAAGGCTCATAGACTGCTCAACACTCAGGCCTAAGCGGGCATACATGCACTTAGACTTGAACTGTGGGAGCATCGGGGCGCTTGCCTTCTTGGTCTCGCGCGTCGCGGTCAGCTCCAGTATGCGAGCATTAAGGGCTGCGTTGTCCTCTCTCAGCTTCTTCAGCTCGGAGAGTAACCCCTCATGGATTGCATCCGGCATCACTGGCGCTGCTGTGGGCGCTGGGGCTGGCGCTGCGGCCTCCTCAGTGTCAAACGGGACATCACTAGCGCTTTCCGCAGGAGCCGCTGAGGTTGGCGCAGGCTGCGTTATTTCGCGGGCCTGGCTGTCGGCTTCCTGGGTTGCCTGCTGTGCGGCCAGCGCTTGCTTGACAGCGGCCAGGGCAGGAGATACCGCGCCTTTGGCGGGCTTGCCCAGCAATTGGTTAGCCGCTGCCGTGTCCAGCTCACCCACAGCGGCCAGGTCCGCCGCCTTATCCATCAGCTCGCCATCATCTGCAAACGGGACCAGCATCAACAGGACGCGCATGGCGACACCGGAGAATTCCTTACGGGTAGCGAATACACGGGAGATGTTCATCAGGTTGTAACACTGAGCCTTCTTGATGCCAAAGGTATCATCAGCCCACTCCAGGAAATCACGCTGATTATCAAAATCCTCCTTGCCCTCAGCCAGCAGTGCACCAATTTTGAGGTAGTTGCTGCCGATGTCATTCAGCAGGGTGATGATTTCAGCAGCCACTTGGTCACGAACCGGGGTAGTGTCCAGGATTTCAACGTTTTCAACAGTTGCAATAGTCATGATATAGCCTCATTAAGTTATGTTAGGGAACTTCACTATGCATCCCGAGAGATGCATAAGGCTGTTCTCTATCTTATACTCGCCACTATTACATAATCAGGCGGTATGAGGTTCCAAGTGTCTCCTCTCGCATGTTAGCGAAAGCAAGGGAGCATTTCAGGCATACACCATCAGAGAATAAGAAGTTATAGAGTTTCATCACTCCTCACCCTCCTCTTCTGAATCTTCCCACCAGATAACCCTAGAGTCATTCGATACATCATTGTACAGTGCCTCATAGATGCGCGCCTGGCAGATTCTGCTCACGTCCTTGGTGTCAGGTATGAGGCCCGAGTCGCAGAACTCATGTTCAATGCCATCAGCCGCCATCACCGTGAAAATCTCATGGTAATAGTGCGGAACCTGCCCGTCTACCACCTCGTGCAATGCATCAGACCAGTCAGAGAACATCGAAAGCTCATCACACTGGATGCGCTCATTGAACAGCTCAACTGTTGCCGCTACAAGGTCATAATATGCGTTAGCGTTACGTTCCATAATTTAATCCTCATTAGTTAGTTAGGTTACACTAAGCTACCCTGGCGAGTGCCAAGATAGCTTATCTAACCTATCCTATGTCAGTCCAGATTGTTAAAGAGCGTTACTTCGTACTGCGTATGTAATGTACCTATGTATGCCGCTTGTTGTCAACAGTTATTAGAAGTAATTTAAAGATTACCAGCTTTCAACTCTTTAATGAGTCGATACCCGGTTGATTTGCTTATGTTTAAGTAGTTCTCACAGAACTCTATAAACTCCGCTCGCGTGGGTTGTTCCCAGGTTTTAAAGTCAAGCAACAGTATCGCAGTCTTGCGTAACAGTGCCTTCTCCTGGGATTCACGTTGTACTCTTATCTCATGCGCCAGATCATACATACTCACGGTAGAACCTCATTCCATAAAGATTTAAGCTTGCGCGCTGGTATGCGACTCGTGCCTTTGTCAGGACACCTACGAATACGCCGCTTGAACCACCAATAATTCACACCCCAAGATTTCAGCATGCGTACATTCTTTAATACTCTTTGCCTCTTCACAGGAAATCTCCCTGCTTATGGCATATGTATTCATCATGGATGAATGACCAAGGCAGCTTGTGCTTCCCATATAGCACCTTACGCTTACGTGCTGGCATACGTGATGCCCGCTTGTTCTCCTTGATGCAATTTGCACACACCCGGAGTTCAAGGTCTGCAAAGTCTAACATCAGTTCGACTATGCCTACACAGGCTTTCCAGTCTTTCATTGTGTAACCCTCATGTTATGAGCGGCATACACTAGGTACATTACATGTTGTTAAAGAGCAGGATAGTGTCGTGATAGGCTGGCTAGTGCCAGCACTACCATTACATATCTTTCATATTGAAAGCATGAGTATATTGCATTACCGCGCGGTGTAGGCGTTCTTTGCGAGACTTGATGGTTCCGGTCTTGCGCACAGTGTACAGCTTGTGCATGTGAAAGGAATACCCATTAGTACCCATGAGATAAACGGTCCCCTCAAAGTCATCTACACACTGTGTAGTAAACCCTAGGCCGTTCAAGTGGTCAGAGCAAGCCTTTACTTGTTTAATGCTATTCTCAATAGTCATGATAGTTACCTTTGTTGTGAGTAAGCCTATCACGACACTATCCAGGTTGTTAAAGAGCAGTGATTCACAGTGTAGCTCATATCATCGTAATGTATGAAGAAGGATTGAAAGGCCCTTGCTCAACCTACCCTAGTCTGTTTCACCTAGCGGAGTCCTTACACTTAATCATCTGGCTACTTAGAGCGATTACTCTTCACCAGCTTACTCCCGGTTACCTACTTGGTGTCGCCACTTCGTTCCCGGTGATTGCAGTATGTATTAACAGGAATACCATGTCAACCACTATTTAATGCACTATGTGATATCTGTCACTATCCAGGTATGTCTAACGTGTTGGACAAGCCAGGTATGCCCATCAATTACACTATGGTATGCACTATGCCATACACCAAGGTAGCCACAGGTAGGCCGAGTTGTGGTGTCCCTCTCATCTTCCTCACCTACTGGTGAGACTACATCACTAGGCATGCACTATGACTGCACTATATAAGGCAAGGGATTGCACTATGGTATCCACTATGGTCTGCCTAGGTATACACATCATGCAAGTGATACATAAGGTAATGCACTATGGTCATCCCTAGGTATACCTATGGTATGCCATCATGTATCCCACGAGATAAAAGGGACAGATATCCCGCACACGCCCACTTATCCACAGGCTATCCACAGCCTGCCCTCTATTTACCCACAGGTCACCCGAGTTATCCACAGCATGCACTATAGTTATCCACAGGTATCCATCAGTTATCCACAGGCCAGGCCCAGATATCCCCAGGCTGGCCCACAGAAATCGATCGAGTTATCCACAGGCACACCCCGGCCCTCCCGAGGCCACCCCTATGGGGACAACCAGGCGAGGCCGAGGCCGAGAGACCTGACACACGCCTATATCAAATTTTGAAATCTGCCCTTCTGTAAACCTAATGTCTGCCTGCGGATAATGCTGTGCCAAGCACCATAACCACAAGAGCACCTACTACTACTACGTAAATCATGTTACCTCCTATGTGAATGCACTACGGTATACCTAGGTCTGCCCTTCTTGACCTGGGTTAACCCTTAAACATGATCAAGGTGCGATAGAACAGGACAACACCAATGATGCCTACAATAAACCAGCCAACCATAATCACCTCTTGTCTAACACGTTGGACAACCAGCCACACAGGGAGCAATACCAGAGATTACCTGGGTATCCAGAGCGGCACTCATAGGTGTGCTGTGAGTGGCATAGTTGTTATGGTAAGTAAATAGCATCCAGGATAGGTGCGGCAGAGTCAGCGGGGAACTTGGTGAGTGCGATGCCGCCACCAGTACCAGTTGACCTGTACACCTTCACCCTCTTAATGATCGTGCCATCTTCCGTGAAGCCCACAACCATATAGATTGCACTGCCAGGGGCTGGCACCTTAATCGGGAAAGAACCCTGGGCTGTTGCAAGTTGGTAGTTGTTATCCATGTTCAACCAGGTTGGGTACAGGAATGAACCAGTGTCACCAGTTAATACACTGGAGATTGGAACATTGACCTTACCAGTACCAATAATGAAATACTGGCAACCTGCAAGCTTGTATGCAGCCATCTTAGACAATGCAGCCATGCTGTCGCCTATGATGTTACATGCAGACAAGTTACAGAACCTGTTGTTCGCAGTTTCACTCCAGCTAATAAAGATGGTCCCATTTGGGTATATCTCTGAGTTGCTGAAGGAGAAACCCATTGGTTTCAACAGAGTTGCACTGTTAAAGAATGGGCGGATTTCCCGGATACGACACCCTGTTCCTGAGATGAGAGCAGGCATATACAGGCGCATGAACACAGGTTGGATGTCTGACATCTGGCGTACATTCTTCATATTCATACGAAGAGAGTAGGTGTCAGTTGTATCCGTTATCGCCATAGACACATCTCGGTCAGTCCATACGCAATCCGTCATATTGATTTCCAGGTTGGTGATCATCTCATACGGGTTGGTTGTTGCGTTGGTGACAGAGGTTGCACGGGACGCACTTGCTGGCCTTGTGTTGTTGATGGAGAAAGAACACAGGCCACCCTCACGTGACTTAACATTGTTAAGTGTGATATTGAACGGCATGTCTGGTGAGTTCTGTGCCGTAATTGGCAAGTCTGCACCTGTTCTTGATTCCCTCAAGCCAAAGTCTATAACACTGGAGTCAGACCCAGGGATGGTCTTAACTATCGGGTTTATGATCGTTATGGTTCGGAATGACACCTGACGATAAGGACTACCCGACGGCAACCCAGATGAGAACTCAGGACCAACTGTTTGTGCGAACACATGGATGGTCTGGTTAAGGTTGTTGGCGAAGGTACAGTTGTCCAAGATTGCATCTGCATCGCAGATACCACCCATATCACCCCTGCTGTTAAAGATGTACGGCAAGGCGAAATTAGGCGTATAGTCATTGCTGCTTGCATCTAAGAAGTAGCAGCGAGACCACACCATCTTATCTCCTGCGCCTTGGATTGACAAACCACGCATACCGAAGCTGCAATCAACACCACTAAGTGTCCCGTGGAACGGCCTATGGCTGTCATAGCGAGACAGGTTGCATCTTTCGAGGTGGCAGTTTGTTACCTCGTCCGTACCTATAGTACCCCACTCACCGCCACTAGAGTGTAGGTCGTGCATGTAAACATTATAGGAGTCAGACACACGGAAGGTGTAAGATGCAGCTATTGTCCCACCTGGCATATACTTCGTGCCATACGGTGTTGTGATGTTGTCCAGCTCAAGGTCGTAGCATTCCTCGTTGTTAATCCAAATCATACCAGTGCTAACTGTCTGGCTGTTGTGATTAAGCTGTAGGTCATGAATGCGGAGCCTGGAACCCTTTGCCACAATAAAGTCACGAGGGTCAGACTCTTTTACAACCACAGCATTACCGAACGTGGTAACCTTGTCAGGCACAGGGAATAGCTGGATTGACACGATTGAGCTTGGGAAGATGGGGTAATCCAAGTGGTGAGCCAGGATACCACCACGATAGAGTAGGTTCCTAGCCACAACAGGGAAAAGCCCATTTCGGTACTCAAAGGCGTTTACGTTGGTTGTTATCTTGATGTATGCATTCTTTAAATTGGTTAAAGATGCCCAAGCATTGATAACACCACCCCAGAGTACCTCACCTTTAGTGACGATAGCCTGCACCTCAGGGGAGGAAGCCAGGTACGTTGTCGGTGCATACTCAGGTGGTCGCTCTATCAAGAACTTGCCTGTGTACTGTGAAATATCAATCTTGTTTCCTCCGAAGTCAACGGAGTAGTAGGATGTGATATTCTCGCTGCCAGAAAGGAGAAGTGTACCAGTACCTTCGTTATCAAACAACAAGGGCAACTTCTTAGCATTACACTCAGCGATGGCAGCACGATACTTTGCTGTCTCATCAGAGCCATCACACTTTATACCAAAGTCACTTGATCTAAGTGCCCGGCTCCAGCGATCGGCTAATGTGTTTCCATCTGTGCCATCTGCCTTAAATCTTCTTACAAGATTGGCACTGACCATAGTAGCTTTAGTTAAAGCCATGTAACCTCCCTTAATTATAGGCATCCAACATGAATACCTAGAAGTAAGAAAAGTGCGTAAAGTGCGGCTTACGCCGCACATGTTATGCGCTCCAGGCCTGCCAAGTTCCTGCTTGTTTTTTGCGGGAATAGACTTTACCTGTGCTGAGTTTGATTAGCACCTGCATCTTAAAGTTTTGGTCTGAATCAATTGTCTCAGTTGTTAATCTGCAATCTCCAGTAACACCAGACGGCAAGTGAGTGTGTATCGTGGGGTCTGGTATACAAACAACACCATCTGCGGCATTATCAAAGTCGGTAGGAGATGTAATGTTTGAAACACCAGGGTTTAAGACGCGCCAAGAAGCCCCATTAGATACATAGACAGTTGACCCAATAACAACTACACGACCTGGGTAGTTTATTGCATTACCCAAAGTGGTGGTTGAAACTGACGTTGGATAAGATATCCCCCTTAGGTCAAACATCTCTTGGTTTGTTATGAGAGGAGAAAGGTATGCACCTGCAAAGTTACCAACACCATCAAGTATGCTTGGTGCAAAGCCAACTTTACCTGTGAGCCTCCAAGCCCGACCCTTATTTACCCTTGTTTGGTTTGTTTTGGGTGCGACCTGAGAACGTGTGTGGGTGTTCTGGATAGTACAACCATACACATCAGAGGATACGATGTCATCATCACCAGTGTCATCTGAGTCACAGTCCTTGAAGTTGTTGCTGGTTATGTTGCAGCCATACAGCTTATCAACAACAATACCAGACTTGTTCAGGAACCAGAACCTGTTTCCATTTATGGTTGCATCACGCAAACCAGGCCCAGACGACACAATACCGGAGCCTGTGAAAACAGAAGCACTAGTAGACCCATCAAAATAGTTACCAAGATAACTCATGGTGTCATGATCATAGCCCTTGTCACTAAAGTGGTTTGACCCACCCAAGGTCCCTGGTACAATCATATTACCATGCACTATACCACCAAAGCCTAGCTCAAGTGCGTAATCCCTACCAGTACCCCACAGCTCATTTTGTGTGATATAGTAATCTGAGGTGTTCATTGACAACTTACCATTAACAAACCGAGATCTTGTTACTTCACAAACAAATGTAACTGTAGAAGTGCCAATAAGATTAGACCCACGAGCAAAACCAAGATTTGCACCGTAACGGTGTGCTGGTGTTGAACCTGTCGGGTAATCAATAAAACAACCATAGATCGAGCAACTATGTCCGTTTGATAGATCTATTGTCCAAGCAGTTGGCCGACCAGTGGACTGGTCTACGGCCCTGAGGTTTTCAATTCGAACGTTGTTAACACCGAGAGAGTTTGGGTTTGACCAATCCACCCTTGTACAAATCATGGGTGAATCTCCTCCAGAAAATATCAGAGAAATTTGGTGTCTACCTACGCCTCTTATTGTTACTGGTTGCTTTATTACGAGTGTACCAACATACCTTGCGATATTGTCTAGTTGGATAACACCAACCCCGGAATCTAACATGCGCTGGATTGCTGCTGTGTTCTCAGACATACTAGACTGTAATGCTGCGGCTGCTCCCTGAGGAGCACCCCACTTAGGGCTTGATATGTCTGCAACTGCATTATCTTTGTTCCTAAACCAAGACCCAATCAAATACCCTGCGTGACGAACTAAATCTGAAGTCACCCTAGTTATGCTCATATTTCCTCACTGTCATAGTTGTACATTTAATGTACAAACCAAAGTACCCTTCTATACTCGCCACTATTAGTAAGCTTTTGAGATAGAAGGGTTTGTTTAGTAATTGCGCTCCAGCTCCAGGATATAAAGCCCAAGCTTCACTGCATCAGGCTTGCCGAAGCACACCATGCTGTCACGCTCAACCACGACCTCAAGGGTCGGTTTTACTGGCTTCGCCTTTGCTACCGTCTGCCCTTTCTGGGCGCACCCGGAAGTGCTCGCGATACCAATCAGCAGGGCTGTCATTAATGCGGTCTGCCTCAGCTTGCGCACTGTCTTGCTCCTTCTTAGCCTGGCGCTTTACCAGCAGCCCCATGAGGGCCGCCAGGATAGCCAGCAGGTTATTCACAGGTAATCGCCTGGCAGATGGCATCGGTTGCCGCATTGCCAGCGCCGTCGCCGAGGTCAACTCCCAGGCCGACACCAATCAGGGCCAGCGCCAGGGCCACCAGGGCCGCTACTACTTTCTTGTTCTTGAGGAACTTCATTTGAGTCTCCTTAGCCAGAGCTTAAGCATCTCGGTGTAATCCTTGATGCCATTAATGTCAAAGTCTGCGATTGCCATATCCAGCCTACGCAGACACCACTTTACGCAATGATCATCCATGCCAGCGTGCCGCCGTGTCTCTCACATCAATATGAGTGAAGGAGTCGTACTGACCAATCCCGTACTTACCTTCGTACTTAGCCGCAAGGTAAGACCAGACTCGCGCGGGACTCACGCCTGGGATACGAATGTCAGCTGCCTTTCCAGTGGTGTGCATAGAGTTCTTGGCACCACCTACCGCTGCATTGTGCTTAACACAGCGATGACCAGAATTGATAACAACAGGACCAAACTTCTCGCGTACATCAGTGATGACTTGGAGTAGCTCGGCATCCACAGTGGATGTACCGCACCCACAACGGCAAGCGAATTCACTACGCTTGAAATATTGGTTAAGCATGTTGTTCCTTTATTAGGTGATAGACAGGGTGCAGGATACGGACTTGATTACCTTGCCGCTGAGGTCGGTTACGGTGCACTGGTAAACACCAGCATCACCAGATACCGCAGCCGCCTTGGAGAAGGTCGCGCCAGTCTGACCAGCAACAACCGTGCCTCCCTTGGTCCACACGTAGGTGTACGGAGCATAGCCACCAGTCACCACTACGGGCAAGCTGATTGCAGCACCAGTGGCAACAGAGGCGGTTGCAGACAGGTTGGTTGTGAATGCCAGAGCAGCCACAGCAGCCGGGGTAATCGGGGTGCCAGCAGTCATCGGAACCCACGGGGATACGTTCTCGTCACCCAGGGCAACCATGCCATTGAGTGCACCGCCAGCGCCTTCGCGGATTGCCACGGCACCAAGTTGCTTGCCGGATTCTTCGCGCTGATTGATGATGTTTGCCTTGTCGGCGAATGCAGCAGTGGTTGCCACAGGTGCGGTGGAGCATGCAGCTACGCGGTAGGTTACCGACTTAGGCTGACGCTGACCAGTTGCAGATAAAGCCATTTGTTTCTCCTTATGCTGGGGTTACGTCAGTGCCAGAGGTTGCAATGTCCCACAGGTCGGTGGGCGCAGAGCCACGAGCAAACGCATACACTAACTTCCCTGTAGCCGAAAGCTGGCAGAGAACCAGGGCACCTTTCTGTTTACCAGAGAGCGCCGTATTGTTGATCGGATGAGCAGAATCTGCCAGGTATGCCTGCGGCACGATAGGTGCGATCAGGTGAGTGGCGTAGGTCTGCTTAGCTACCGGGGTCAGCTGACCAGTGATAGGTAATGCCATGTAACCTCCTTGATTAAGCCGGGACTACCTGAGAGCCGATAGCCATAGTGTTCCACACGGAAGTGTCAGCACTCCCACGGGCGATATGAATGACACCAGAGGTGTTCATGATGCATGCGCCATCCTGCTTACCGGACTTGGTGATATCATTCACCACACTGGATTTAGCAGTGAGCTGTGCGGCAGGCACAACACCATGCTGGATAGCTGTGCTTACATGCGGTACCTGCTTACGGGTAGACTTACCAGTCAGACCCATAGAGCCATAATTGTTAGCCATTTGTTCTCCTATAAAGAGTAATAAAGGAAAGAGATAAGAGGGTACTCTGTAGAGTACCCAACTAGGGCATACCTGGTTACCTAAGGCGTACCTGGGAATACCCTTAAATACCTTAGTATTCCTTTTCTATTGCTTCTATACTCGCCACTATTACCAAGTCTTTGAAATACGTGCAGAAATTGTGTTCCTGCGAGGTGAATAGTTGCGACCTGTGCCGTTCGTCCGAGCCATCTGGAAGCCGCTCACATTATGACCAGACCTCATCGAGCCGTGGTCCTGCCCGGTGAAATACTCCCGGCGCTTCCGTGGGTCGTTCATCATGTCCAGATAATCCCGCATCTCCTTGGCCCTGACGCGATTAATCCGGGTAGCCTCGTCATAGTCTATCTGCGAGGTGAGCTGGCGTATGGCCCCGTACAGGGCGTCCAGTCGGTCATCGTGCCGGAGGCATCCTTTCTCCAGGGTGATGTTCGAAATTTGAGCGAACAGGCTGTAAGACATGCGGATTTCAAGCGGGTAGTGCTGGATGCTCTGGATGTCCTGGCGAATCATGTCGGCGTTAAAGATGACCCTGTGAGAGGTGAAGAGTGGCTCCAGGGTCTCGATGATGCGAGTCTCCTTCTGCCCGGTGGCATAATCCTCTTCCAGGGATACAGGCCACTCACGCTCGAAGTAAGGCTTGATTACCGCCTCGAATGCACCATGACCAAAGTTCTTCTCAATGAAGACCTCTTTAACACCAGCAAGTTTACACTCATCAACAATGCGTTGCAGGTGCTGAGCCTGGTAGCCACCGGGTACGCCGAACACCTTGTACACGTAGACGAAGGTTCCAAGCAGGAATACGATAGCTACACCCGTCTCATCCCCGTTCTTACCACCACCAGCGGGGTCAATGTAGGCAATCCGCCGAGTGATAGGTTTCCACTCATAGGTTCGCGCAACAGGGCGATAGAGGTAGTCGGTAGGCTTGTTGCCAAACCGTGGAGCATCGGAGATCATGTTGATGCTGTCATTAGACCAAGTTGGCATTTCGGGTACAACGTCTGTACCGAAAGACATGAAGATGAGGTTGTTGAGTCGCAGAGGGTATCTGTCAGCATCCATCAGGCGGGTGTTGAGCATGAACTGCAACTGGAACTTAGCAGTACCCTGAGAGATTTCCTTCTCAATCAGCTTCTCATCATCATACATCTCTGGGCAAGTCGGTGCACCCTGCATGCCGTCCATGCCATACCCTAAGCGTAAGCCAGGGTCTTCCATCATATCCTGGATGATCATCGGGGCAAGGAAGTCACCATAGCAAGCCTCTTGCTCTAGGGTTGGATAGCGGCCAGGCCAAATGCGAATCTGGTAGCCACGAGCTGGCAGGTTGTTATAGATGGAGTTTACACTCTGAGGAGTACCAAGGTAGATGATATCCCCATACTGGTTAATGGATTCGAACTCCTTAGTCAAATCCTCCAGCAGTGCACGACCAGCCGCTGTACGGGAGTTCTGCAAAGACTCTACGTCATCCGCAAGGATGATATCCGCACGAGCACCCTGCATACCCGCCTCAATAGAGTAGCAGGCAACGGATGGTGACTTGTCAGAACCACGCAAGGTGTAGTGCACCTCGAATCCTTTGATGGATGCTTTGTCACCTGCATAGATGTCAGGTAGCATAAACTCAAGGAAGTCTAAGCCACGGAAGATTTTGATAACCCAACCCGCGATCTCTTCCGCACGCTTGGCTGTTTGGGATACGATCATGATTCGCTTGTGCGGCTCATGGATGATTCGGAATACAGCATAGATAGCTGCAATGGTTGTCTTAGCCTGTCCACGCTGTGCCTCGACCATCCGGTACTTCTTGCCAGAGAACAAGAACTTAAGGATGTCTGCCTGTACCCGGTTAAGGTCAGGGTTGCCAGTGATTAGCGTGTTGATAACCACTTGGGCAAAGGAGAGAAGGCCATGCACGGTATACGGGAATGTCTCCTGTAGTTCGCGCAAGGCCTCCCAGCGGGCCAGGGCATCAGCTTGTGATTCCCTGTTCCTAGCCATTAAGCCTCCTTAGCATCTGTGAAGCTGATAACCTTACCACTGGATGCCTCACGAATCTTCTTGAGGCGCTTGGAGAGTGCAGAGGTTTCCACATTCTCCGCAGGGTTTGCCTTGACGCCATTATCCAGCACCCACTTAGCCATAGCGGCAAGGTCCTTGGAGTCACCGATAACAAGCGCTGCATCAGGGTCCTGTTCGATTTCATTCAGGATTGCCGCCGCTTTCTTGTTAAAGATGTTGGTCACAGCGGCATGCAGGATGCCTACCTGGTCTTCACTGGCTGCGTGCTTATTGCTCATCTTTCCTCCTCTTCTTCTTAATGCGAACCCACACCCAATCCGCCATCTGCATGGCGGTATAAATGGCGGTGAGGATATACACCCAGCTCTCCCAACTAATGCCTAAGAAGGTCGTGCTTGTCACTAGCGCACTAGGCACCCACTTAAGAAGCTCTGTGGTCCCGTCTGAGTTTAACATGTTCCTCCTTATGCCAGCTGCACCCTGGCACCCACAGTGCACTCTGGGATGATCTCCCCAAAATCGAGTACAGTCCCTGTGAGGGTGTAATTGCTACGACCTTGAGACAGGCCATCCAGTGTCACGTCATCAATAGCTGACACGGAGACTCCAAGGTCAACCGATGTTGTGGTGCCAGTCGCTGCCACATGAATCCACTCCCAGGAGCCTGGGTCTGCTGGTGTGATATAAGAACCAACCAACACAGACACACGTTCACCTGCACGCAATGGTGGGTCTGCCAGTGTGATTACGTTGTTGTCAATCTCAAAGGCACCAGCCTGTTGGTCCTGGTAGACACCATCCCTGTGCACAATTGCAGAGGCGAAGTAGAACGGAGGGAAAACCATAGTCTCCCCGCCTGCCGCCTCATAGGTCCAGGGTGCTGTTCTGTGGCTGATATTGGAATCGAAGGCCTTGAGCAGACCATCAATTTGCTGGTCTTGCCTGTCGTTCCAAATGGTGTGCTTCTGGTCAATACTCTCCGCCAAATCCTGGACAGCATCCAGCTGACCCTTGTTCACAGCATCTTTGGGATCAACACCATTACCCAGGTTGGTGATTCGCCACCCACCCATATTCAGGTTCTGCTTGAGGTAGAAGCCGTCAGGGTAGAATCCATCCAGAAGCTCCTGGGTAATTTCCAGTAGGTGGATGAAGGTGTTATTAAGCGATGCCATGTCCAGCATCACACCAGGCTCAAACTGAGCGAATGGGTAATCCTTGGCAGCGATACGGCGAATCAGGATGCGAGTCCCATTTGCCGGAGGGGTTAAGAAGGTAATCTGGTTAGTGCCAGACAAGCTCCACCCGGAGGCCGACACCCACGCGGTGCCGTTCCATGTGTACACATTAACCTGGTTGGCAAGGAGATACCCCTTGCCTTTACCAGTAAACGCGAAGTTGAATGTTGTGGCTACACCATCCCCTGTTCGCTCGACGTAGCTATAGCTCATCAATCCTCCAATAAGTCTACACTGGCCTTGGTCATCTGACCAATACCAATGGTGTTTGCTAGTGGGACCAGGCGTCTTACCTTGTCCACAACCTGTCTCGTTGACACGTCATCATCACCTGTCGCATACCGAGACATCATATTGATTGCACCTACAGCATCACCAATAACACCAGCACCAGCAACCAGCTCACCGAAGCCCTGACGCTGGAACCCCATACGTCCAGGGGCTTGCATCATGGAGTCTGGCATCAGCCCGAAGGTAGCCAGGGCATCTCCAGCCAGGCCGAAGCCTGCAACCTGTGGCAGCTTGTTGAATACACCCATTGCCATGCTCTGAGTTGAGAACTTATCACGAAGGAACTTATCGCTGTCCTCACGACCCAAGGCCTGCATTTGCATCTGGGTAGCGTAGGCAGCAAACCCCAACAAGGTGGACCAGCTCAGAATCATAGCTGCCTGAATCTTATCACCTCGCAGGTCATGGATGAGCTGCTTCTCGATAGACACAATGGAGAATGATTTAAACTGAGTGAGTGCCTTACCCCACCACTTGTTCATCCAGATACCCTCATCCCCGATGAAGTTACGCTGAATGAGACGACCCCCCATGCGACGCACCGCAACACCAACAGTCTCCCGTAAATCAGGTTCCATTGCGTCGAAGTTCATCATACGCACCTGCTGACCATTGTAGTCTGCGTGTGCTGGGTTCTCATCAAAGTGACGCTGCAATCTCTTCATGGTTGCCTCATCAAGGCCAACCTCATCAAGGTCTGCCTGTGGTAGCTTGCGGCCACCTGACAGGTGTTCCTTGAGTCGCTTGTTGATGGAGCGTGCCACAATCTTCTCAGAGCCACCCTGCACTGCCTTGAACCCGGACAGCCACAAGTTGATACGGGAACCCATAGCCAATCCGTTGTCGGCAATCTTGCTCAGCCGCCCCAGGTTGTCCATAGACTCGCCAAACTCATCATGCCTTACGTTCCACCCGGTAAGCCAGTTGTCCTCACCAATATAGCCGATGAGTTCTTCCATCTCCCGGAGTTCCGGTTCCAGCAGCTTACCTTGGGCCACACCGCCCTCACGGGCTGCACGGCTGCGCAGGAAGCGCGTGGCTGGCACGGAATGCAAGACTGTACCCAAGCCCATCTTGACCACAGATCGTGCAATCTCGGGCACCTGGGCGAAGCCCATCTGGCCCAAGCGGAGCAGGCCTGTAATCTCACGGACTCGGCGAGTCCCTTTGACAATCCCGGAGTTCGGGTCGGCGTCCACGGTATTCCCGTTAATCAGCCGGACGGAATCCCGGAGCATATCCGCCTCGGCCCGGAGCTGCTTGATTGCCCCGGCGTCCATGCCCGCCATGTTGCGCCCAGCGCGTTCTGCGGCGTCGATTGCGTTCAGTGCACTCTGGGTAGTCGGGAACCCCATTCGGGCCAGAGCGGCCCCGCCAGCGGCCTCTTTCGCGTAGTTGTCTGCCAGCTCCCCAATGTTGGTGTTGAGCAGGTCCTGGACACGCATGCCGCCATAGCTTGCCTGGGTGTTAATGCCCATGCTTGCCTTGGCTCGGTTGGACACAGACTCAGCCATTTCAGATAGCTCTGTACCTTCGATGAAGTTATCAATGATGCTGTCAGGTACCCCGGCTTTCTTGAGGTCAGCAATCAGCACTGCCTGTTGCTCCTGGGAGACAACTCTGTCAAAGGCCACACGGCTAGATAAGGTGGAGTCAGAGCCACGAACATACTGGACTTTAGCCAGTGCATCAGCAGCCTTCTTACCCATCTTGTATTTACCAGTCTGATACCCTTGGGATAGAAGGTCGATGACGGCCTCTTTGCTTCCCAGGCGGTTGACTGCCTCAGTGATTTTGATACCATCAAAGATAACAGGGACGTAATCCTTAGCAGACTTGACGTCTTCAAAGCCCCTCTCCCCAGCAGCCTTACGTAACTCCAGGCCTTTCTTGAACTTGTCAGCGATACCTTCGGCAGCAAGCTTGACACCGGGAGAGGTATTCTCGGTGATACCAGAGACAATCGCAGTGTATACCTGGTTGTTGAAGTCACGAGTAACAGCAGGATTGAGGTAGTCAATGGCACGCAGGTTGTTATCCTTGATGAACTGAGAGAAACCATCGTTGTATCGGTTCTTCTCAGCAGACCGAATAAGGTTGTTATTCACATCTGCAAGGATTGCTGCGGTCTTGCCATGATAGCTACCACCCTGAGCGTTCTCCAGGAGACGCAGGCCAAGACCACGGAACACAGGGTTCTTTGAGTTCATAATGACCGAAGACACAGAACCCATGTTGCCTGCCCACTTAACTGGCCGAACCTTGGATGCATAGGCTTCACGAGCCAGGGTATCCATAAGGTCCTCCATGCTATCTGACAGGTCGAACTGCTCTCCCTGAATCTCAGAGCCTTCCACTCGGGCAGCTGACAGGTTATCAGGCTCTTGCTTGGTCGCCTGCTCTGCTGCCTTCTGTGCCTCATCAAACTTCATGGTTGGAGTCTGCTTGCTTACACGCTCAGCCCGGATAGCGGCAAGGGCATCCTGCACGGCACGCTTCATCGGGACAGGTTCCGGCTTGACATCCAGGCCCAACTCTTTGAGCTTCTCTTCCCGTGACAGGTTGGAGAATCGCTTGAGTTCATCCTTGGCCTTAGTGACGTTATCCATCTTCGCCAGGGTCGCCTTGGCCTCTTCTATACGCGCCACTAACTCGGCATGAGGCTCATCATAGCGGCGTGCCAGGGCCTTCTTCTGGACTTCCCAATCCAGGGCCTCGGTTTTGGACTTAGGTGCACCCGCCTTGGCCGCAGCCTCTGCCTGGGCATCCACCTTCTTACTCCGCATGCTTGCCGCTTCCGCCTCAAGCTCACGAATCTGCTTCTTCAAATTGCCCTTGTCCTTGGATGAGAAGCGATAGTTTGCATCGGCGGTGAGTGCCTCAGTATGCTTGGCGATGCTGTAGTCAATATCCACATCACCAGATTTGAGCGGGTCACGGTCACGGATTGCCATGTAGGCATCATATTCCATCGCCTCTTGCACAGCCTTGGATGCGTTGCGATCGAAGTCATCAGCTCCGTCAACTACGGTACGAAGAGGATTATTAGGCTCTGCTGTCGGAACATCTGCATCATCACCCAGCTTGCCACCGTGGATGCGCTCACGAGTAGCGGCACCGATAGTGCCACCCATGATTGCACCAAACCCAAAGGCAAGCATCACATCATCCGCATCGCGCTGATAGTCACCCTGGTTTACCACAGCTTCCAGTGCAGCGTTCTCTGCCCCAGCAATTGCCGCAGTCTTGAGGATTCGACCAATGCGGCCAACCTTCCAGGCCCCCGCCACAGGTGCAGCCACCACAGAAGCAGCCCAACCAGCCGGGTCGGCAATACCAGCAAACAGCTGTGCAGCGAACCCTGTGAACCCATTACGGGCCAGGATATCATTGCGGTCCTTGTCAGCCTTGGCGTTTGCCATGTTGAATTGCAGTTGCTCTGGGGACCTAACATCCTTTGTGATGTCCTGTGCAACCTCATAGCCATACAGGCGGGAAAGCTCATCTTTGGTTGTGTCAGGTACAGAGTACCCTTCTTGTGGCGTGAAGGTGGTATTGTGACGCTCAAGCGCCCGCTGTCCACCGTACAGCGCCCACTCATTATCTACAGCCGTTCGCAGGACATGGTCGTCTGCACGTGCAGCCTCAGCCTTACGCTCTGATTCTGCCACCTGCGAGAAGGTTGGTGGCAAGGTCCGGCTGTCTGTGGGGACCCAATTTCCATTCTGTTGCATGGTTACCTCTCTCTATTAATGACAATCATAAAGGCCTGTCCAACGTGTTGGACAAGACCTTGAGTTTATCACTATACCGAAAGTGTTCCCACTCGGGAGTTCTCAGTTAACTTGCTAGGCCCATTCACCTGTAACCAGCCATCTTTGCCAATCTTGGATGCCAGGCCTTCACGGAGGAAGTTGGCAATATCAGCAGAGGCGAACTTGGCATACATGGAACCATCTTTATCAGTACGCACTTGGGTAATCTTGGGCATACCAGATGCAGCCATAGCCATGTTATAGGCCTCAGCTCGACGACGCAACAGGCCAGGGCTGCGTGCTCCCTTGGTGTAGTTGGTGTCCAGCATATTAATGAAGCCCTCAGTGAAGCGCCCAGCCTTGAAGTCGGCATAGGCCTTCGGTGCATTGGCGATACCTTGCTTGCCCAGGTTGTAGGACAGGTCAAGGATACCACGCTGCACGCCAGGGTGCATTGAGTCAAATGGCACAGCCCAACCACTGGTAGACGGCTGGTGTGCCTTGATGTCCTGCTCCAGCAGTTGACGTGCACGCGCCGGGGTTAACTCGGACTGACCTTGGCGGAACGGTACTTTCTCATCACCGATAGTGACATACCCGTTACGCTTCTCTTCTTCTGTCAGGAGGTGACCAAAGCCAATGTTATCACCACCCTCGTCGCGGTAGACAGAGTACGTCCCGGCTCGCGGGTCAAACCCAGCGTTGATGGAGTTCTCCGCCTTGGCGACATAATCATAAAACATGTTTTGGTTCTCCTTATACCCAAACTCGAAGTTACTTGGTAGGTTAGCGCCATCTGCGAATGCAGGTGACATGAGGAAAGAGCTGATACCCATCTTGCCAACGTTCTTGGCAGTAACATCCTTGGGGTCCTTGACGGTAGTAGGGCTAATGCCCCATGAACCCATCTTCATCTGCTGCTCACGGAATGCCTTGTTGCCGTCATCACGAGCCTTGACCTCTGACTCATAATACTTCTTGAGCAGGCCCTGAGCTTTAATCTCAGAGAGAGGCATGGCTGGTGTGACAGGGGTGCGACCGGAGCCAGCACGGATGGTGAACAGGCCACGCTTCATATCCACATCGAAGTATAGGTCTTTCTCATCCATGCCACCAGATGCATCCAGAAGTGCCTGCTTGTTGTCATTGAGATACTGACGGAGAGCAAGAGGCATATCCTTCTGGTTGGTCTTGAGTGCTTCACCCAGGCCACGGACATCACCTTTCACCAGAACACCAGAGGTAAAGAACCCCTCAGACAGCTGGGAATACTGACCCTTAAGGTACTCGGTGAGGTGCCGCTTGATGGTGTCATTGTTGTGACCTGCCACCTTCATAGCACGGGCAATCTCACCTGCATCCTGGAGCATCAAGTCCTTACCCATGTCAGACATGTTGTCACCACGGGTTAACCATGAGCCACCTGCGACATCGCTGACTACCCCATCCACATCGCTGTTAAGCTCTTTGAGGACACTGGAAGGAAGCTTGTCGCCCTGGCTTGCTGCCTGTGCGAACTCCACAGCCTGGCCGGGGTTGTACCCCATACGGGTTGCCCGCTCATAGTTCTCAGCGAAGGCATATTCCTTGTCTCCCATCACCGCACGCCGTGCATCTTCCGGGATTGCATCACGGGCTTGCATCAGGGTCTTCATGGCCTCTGGCTCAGCCTTCATATCCTTGAGGTTGGCCGAGGACATAGACATCAATGCCTGGTATCGGTCAGTAATGTTAGGGTCCTTGATAAGCTGCTCACCCAGCTTGGCGTAGCGGGCGCGCTCGTACTTACCACGGATGGCCTCTGCCTCCTCACCAGTTGCACCTGTCTTGAGGATTTCATCATCAGCGAGCTTGGTGTACACACCAGAGATTGCCTCGGCATAGCTCTTGCGTTCCTTCTCGCTAATGTCCTGCAACCCGAGAGGTGACCCACCTTCTCCTCGCTTAACAAGGTCAGCCAGCTGAGCCGTCTTGGCATGCTGCTTGGCTACGTTATTAAACAAGGTGGTAATCTCCCCGTCAGACCAGGCCGTTCCACCAGAGAGCTTATTGTGATTCTCCATAATCTGGAGCATCTCATCCTTGTTCAGCTCACCCTTGGTGTATGCCTCAATGGCTGCGTTCTTCTTCTCGAACAACTCAACCTGATTAAGGCTCGCCCAGGTTCTGTTGGCACTAATCTCACCAGTCATGAGCTTACCATTACGCTCATAGAGGGATACGCCATCCTTGTCCTTGAGGGACTTGGTCGCCTCAATGAAAGAGGAATCACCAATGGATGCCTTGCTCAGTGCCACATCAGCCACCATAGCCTCGTACTCTGGCTTGGTCAGCTGCATGGTAAGTGCTTCCTGCTGGAGCTGGTGGAGGGCCTCATTAAGGGGTTCACCAGAAAGACCTTTGGTCACCAGGAGAATGCGAGATTGCATTGACTGCGCACGCTCAGCACCCTCCCGCTCCAGCTTGGCACTCTGCCGTGCAGCAAACACCTTGGGCTGCTGCTCCATGAATGCGTTGGTGATAATCTTGCCAGTCTCTTTGTCAGCACCCAACCCTGGGTACTTCTGGATGACTGTATCCTGAATGGCGTTGCGGGATTTAACGACATGTTGCTCCCACTCAGCATCATCACCAGTGAATCGCTTGGCGTCCTCCTGGAGCTGGGCTGTGGATGCAATCACATCATTCTGCAACTGCACCAACATATGAGCACGAGTGCCGCCAACGGTGGCCTCCTCACTCGGGAGAAGACCACGGAGTGCTCGGTCGTACTGGACAACCTTGTCATCCTCAACACTCCGATTCATGATGTCGGTAGCCAGGCCTGCTACTGAGCCAGCAGCGTTAAACAGGTCATCCACAAAGTTACCTAAGCCAGGTTGGGTTTGCGGGGTGCCAACCTGGATTGCTTGAGTGGCAGACCCACGGGGTCCACCTGTTGATTGGACAGGGGCCAACCCCTGCACTGCTTGGCGCTCAATAGCCATTTACCCTCCTAATCCAGATGAATACTTACGGGAACTATCCCATGCATCTTTAAGTGAACTTGCAGTCTTGGCACCACCCACGAATGCGGATGCCGCTGAGCCAACACCAGATACCAAAGATGCAAAGGCAGAAGGTTTCTCGAAAGACCGCATCTGCATCTGGCCTCCCGTTCGGATAGCCTTGGCTTGGTTGATGAAAGACTGTTGCTGATTCTCGTAGTTACGCACAATGGTGCTCTGGTTTCTCCCCGCTTGACCATTAAGGTCGCCGAGCATAGAAGATATAGAGGCACCGCCAGTGCCAGAGGCACCAGCAAGCAGCTCCACCTGAGCACGTTGTTGCAGAAGACTAACTTGGTTATCAATGAGCTGCTCACCATACTCCTGGTTTGCCGCCGTCTGAGCCTGACCGAGCTGCCTGTACTGCTCTCGGGTGTTAATCATCTGTTGCTTCCACTGCTCGTTCTGCTGCTTACGCAATGCTTCGGCTTGGTCGCCTTGGCCCAGGAAGCCAGTGAGTGAACTGAGCAGAGACCCACCCATTGCCAGTAGGCCACCCCCCATGCCACCACTACCACCCAATGCGCTTATGGCACTCCCGGCGACACCACTGGCCCCCAAGGAACCAAGGGCGCTGGAACCCATAGCTGCTAATCCTGCTATTGCCATTATACCCTCTTTCTGGTTGGGTTATAGGAACCACTCCACTCAATGTCCCTGAGCTGGAACGTGTGAGGTGAAATGGAGATGATGCGGTACTCCACATCCGTACTCAGTGCTCTGAGTGGGAAAGAGAATGTACCACTTGTGGGTTTTACGTAACCCACCACGTTGTTCCTGGCACCGCCAACCCTGTTGGATGCCTTGGCGACCCTTACGGCCCCAGACTTCCTGTTGGTAATCTCCACAGTAAAGTCAGGATACCTGTCAAGGTTAAGGTGAACCAGTCCAATTACAGGGACGTCCTGGTATGACACCCGGTCCTGGCTGTCTCGGATGATGACATCTGTAGGCACGAACTCTACCTTGTACATCTGACCCACCTTAGCTGCCAATACTTGGGCGGTATCGCCAAGACCATACTTGGTTGAGATGACACGTGTGCTAGGGTTATATTCGAACAAGAAGGCGCCACCTATATAGGCGGAGTTGCCACTCGTCAACACAGCCTCCAGCATCTCAACCTGAGTAGGGACCCAAGGTAGTGGAGATGACTTCCAGGATAGCGTGGCTTCGTCCCATGTGAGGTTGACGGTTACCGTGCGGTCCATTCGAACCTGGTCGGAGCCAGATAGCAGTGGGTCGCCCATATACATAGCCTCAAGGAACACACCATCATTCCTCTTTATGATGAGGTACAAGGTCTCACCAGAGTAGTACAGGCCGCCGATAGTTGCTCCGTAGAACTCCCACTTGTGCCAAGCAGATTGCACCTTGTCTGTCCCCTGCCATAACCAGTCATAGACAAAGACACGACTGCGATTATCCTCAGACAGAGCAAACAACCTGTTAAAGTTGGTGCTGCTTGCCATATGGTAGATACCACCGCGTATCAACTTGTTGACATGGCTGGTTACCGGCTGAGCCTTCTTGGTGTCCGAGTAGGAATCCGTATAGAACTCACGGATATTCGAGTAGGCACCATCCTTGGTAGCGAACATCACAGCCTCGCCAGTTACCACCGGGGCTACATTGGTGTCCACCTCAAAGGTTGTAGTGGGCCGCAACAGTGCGGTTGCCTTGGTCAACGGCTTGTCACCAGGTAAGATGAACTGAGCATTATCTGAGAACAACACCGTATCACCATCCAGGACCTTGGCATGCTTGAGGGCATACACCTCGCTTGCATCTGCAAACACATCAATCGGGTCCGTATCCACAGCTGACAATACCGTCTGCCGGAAGAACTGGAAGAAGTAAGATGTGCGAGACATAATGCAAGATTCTCCAGCTGCCAGGCATAACCTGTTTTGCACCATGAAGATATCACTGAGGCTCTGGTCTATAAAGGAAGGCATGGGGTTTGTTAGCCCATCACCCACCGCCCGGTCATCCCAATAGCCTTGCTTGATGGTGAACTGAGCGATGCCGCCAACAATATTGGTTCGCTCAATGATGTATGGCATGGTTGTGCCATCAAAGCCCAGCACCTCATCTGCACCAAGGGTTTCCTGCCAGGTGACAAGGTTGCCATCAGCTGCCTCAGCCTTGAGCCAGTAGCGAGACTCTGGTTTGCTTCCGGTAGGCCACACCTGGACCAAGTAACCCACGGGGGCCTTGCTCGGGAGCAGGTCTGTCGAGGTCACCTTATACTGGATAGCCACCAAGTCTTTACCCTTAGAGCCATCCTCTGTATCAACCGTGAAGTTTGCACCATCATTACGATTAATAACAATGGTAGTACCAAGGCGGTACACCGTGTAGTCAGACACACCCGACCAGGTTAACAGGTTGGTGTAGAGCTGAGATGCAATGACCTCAGTCCTGATTGTCTCAACGTCACTGGCACTTCCACCAGACTCCGTCTTGTACTCAGCGGCCTTGACCCCATTAATGATAATCTGGTAGTTAGTTCCGTACTGACCATACGCACTGAATACCAGGGCAGTGCCACCCACCGCCGGGGTCTTATCGGCCCTTGCTCGAACAATCTTCGTTCGGTTAACCACAAAGGTGGTGTCACCTACAGTAAAGAACTTGTAGTCAACACGAGGGTTATTACTGTTGAAGTAACTGGCAGCACCCTCGGTTTCCGTTACGGTGCACTTGCGACCTTGCTTGTCGAAGATATCCGGGATGCCAAGTGGGTTGGTTATCATCCAGTATTCTTCCACATCATCACCACGACGATAATGGTGGATGTTGGTGTTGTTCTGGATAAGGCCAAGGTCGCCAAGTCTTGCAATGTGCACAGTACCTGGTCGGCTCTTGGTTCCCTCTACCACATCCATACTACAGTTGATTGCATCGGTGCACTGACCAGGTAGCCTCACAGATGCAGGCTGCTGGCTGATACCTTGTATCTGCCGACCTAACGAGCCTTGAACTTCCATTACCACCTCCAGGGTCTTACAGGGTATCGGTCATAAGGTGAGTGATCAAACCCTGCTGTGTTGTTAGGGCCTCCCGCCATAATACCGAAGTTTCTCTGGGTTGGGTTGTGTACCAACATGTTAAGCCTGTTCTGCTTAGACTCTTCCACCTGCATCCCGGTGTGAAGGTTAGCAGCCATTTGCATGTGCATCTGCAACTTAGTCTGGTCTGCATCCTTGGATACAATAAACTCAGCAGCTGCCTGGTAAGCTATGGCTTGCAGGACATTAAGCGGCATATGCTCAAATGGAAGCATCAGCATCAGGTCTAACCAAATGAAGCCATCTGGGCCTACCAGTGGTGACACATCAAATGAGTGCAGCAGGGTAGAGTACAAGCGGCCAGCACGGATTGTGATATCAATCTTGCGGGTGTTAAGCGTGTACGCCTGGAGAACCTGTAGGGTGTTGTTGGGCAGTACCACTTCTCCATTTGAATCCGGGGCGAATGACCAGCGAGGCTCCCGGTTAAACCACCAGCCTTTACCATCATTGTACTGCAATCGCTGGGATACAATATCAATCATAGTGTCTGCATCTTCTGCATCGAGGTCGCCAGAGGTAAGGTTGTCAACCCCACTGCGCCCAATGGCACGCATACAGAGATTGACGGCATCCAGCTTGGTGCTCAGCGAGTTAAACTGAGACTCAGCCATGATGCTAGGGGTATCACTTTGAATTGGCATTATCTCTCCTTTCAGCTACAGACACAGGACCTGTTGCCAGGACATAGCACCAGAAGCCAGCAAACAGGAGTAAGGTAACACAGAGTAAATAATACATGTTCCCTCCTAAGCAAAAGAACCCCACCCCTCAGATAGAGAGATGGGGCTTGTATTAGCTTACCGCTTTGGTCAGGATAACCTTGCGGTTCGCACGTTTGGTAACGACGGTGTCGTCAGAGCCAGAGCCGCTCGGAGCACCAGTGGTGCCGTCGCGTGCCGTGGTGACAACAGACACAGCTTCCCAGCGGTCCGGGATTGCACCTTCTGCCAGGTAGGTATCGATGTAGAAGGTCTTCTCCTTCTTCTCCCAGAAGATGTCGCCAGTCAGCTCAATGGTGCGACCGACCAGCAGTGCATCCATAGAGAAGATTACCGCCACAGCGCCAGCCATCGGTGCAGTGGTGTCATAGCGGAAGCCGTTATCGGCATTGGACAGCTTGTGGTGCGCCGCGCCCTGAGAGAATTTCGGGAAGCGGTTAGACGGAACAACCGGGACGTTGAAGGATTTCAGAGCGAAGCCCTGTACCGTGCTTTCGTCAGCCAGGGTATAGCTGCGGTCGACGATACGATCCATGTCACGCAGTGCGTTGAAGAACTTCCACGGCATCAGGATGACCAGATCGGAGATGTCCACTTCCTGCTCCAGCTGCTGTTCCAGCGCATACTCGATAGCAGCGGCCAGATATTGCGGGGAGGTTTCAGCGGTATCCGCCGTGATGTTCACGTTGATGGAGAAGCCGTGACCCGGAACGCGCGGATTGGTGCGTTGTGCTTTGGTGTTGCTAATGCCACCCAGCAGCAGCTGCTGCACAACCATCTCATCTTCCAGGCGCTTAAGCTGCTTGGCCTGGTTTACCGCGATCTTCGGCTTGAGGCTGTCGATGTCACCCTGGACATCATGCAGCATTGCTACCGTATTACGGGCGATAACAGTGGTGTCGATGACAACCTGGTTTTTATCGGCCTTGGTCGGAGTAGCTGCCGGAGACTGGCCCGGTGCCAGCACCTGGATTTCAGTTTCACCCAGGTACTTGTTGGATACGGTGTTGGTACCAGTTACCGTTTCAACCTGGAAGTGGCTCAGCAGGTTCTCGCCTTTCAGATACTGCTCGCGCACCTTGCCGTTAAACTTTTCGATCAGAAGACTGTCAACCTCACCGGAGTGGGATACGGCAACGTTAGTCAGTACGTTAGGTGTAGACATTATTTCTCCTTATAAACTATTGAAATAGTAGGGAATTACGAATGCCGCGATTCCCTGCTTCTATACTCGCCACTATTAGAGGCCGCGAGCCATCCCGGCGCGACGACGTTCATCCAGCGCCTTCTCGGCAGCAGCTGCCCCGGCACGGTCGCCCTTAAACTTGGTGCTCAGCTCAGCGATGGCCTTCATGTATTCCGCAGAGGACAGAGGTCCGTTCTCGTTGGATACGCGGGCTGCATCGGCTTGGATGAGGGTAACCGACGGGTCACCTTGCGCAGCCGCACGGCGATCCTCCAGGTCCTTCACTGCCAGCTGCTGGAAGTACATGTTACCAGAGCGCATGCTTTCGTTGAACTGCTCCAGCTCCTCATCGCTGAGGGTTTCCAGGGCGAACTGCTCCAGGCGTGACCAGCCTTCATCACCGCCAACCGTGGCAGACACCAGGCCATAGCGCTCGGTATCCGCAGCTTGGCGCTGGGCTGCTTCCCGCTCCTGGGTGGCGAAGAAGTTCTCGTTGGTTGCCTTGAGGCCGGACAGGTAGGCATCAACTGCGAATTTGCCAAAGGCTTCATAGAGCTTGCCTTTGGTTTCTTCCGACAATTCAAACTTACCTTCTTTGCCATAAAGCTCGGCAGCAATTGCCTTGGCATCCAGGCCCTTCTCGCTGAGGGCTGCGCTGACATCTTCCGGGATGTCGATGCTTACGCTTACGTCACCGAAGAAATATTCCGGTTCTTCCACGGGCGCGGCGTCATCTGGCTGAGGTTTACCATCCTCTCCGCCATCTCCTTGTTCGCCTTCCGGTTTCTGCGATCCATCACCGTTCGGCTCATCAGCTCCCACAGGAGGTACAGTATCAGGAGAAGTATCAACAGATTGCTCATTGGGCACCTCAGTAGTGATTTCAGTAGTAATTTCAGGTTCCATTATAACTCCTGTAAACCTTGGTTAATGACTTGAGGGATGGCCTGTGCCACACCTTCATTGAGTGTTTGGTCTGCCTGTTGTTCATGTGCTTGCTCCGCAGCAGCCGAGGCTTCCTCTTCGGACATGAGGAATGGGAAGTCAGCTGATATCTGACCACGAACCCAATCCATGTACTCGGTAGGCTTGATTGCTTGTTGCGCCCACTCAGGCCAGGTGGAGGTTAGGGTGACGTAGTTTGAGAACTGAGCAAGCTTATCCAGCTCAGCCATACGACCCAATGCCTCGATACCTGTGATGATTACCGGGTCGATGAATTCTGAGCCAAAGGACCCAGCATTCTCCTGCAAACCCCAAATAGCCATCGGCTGCTGCATCGTTACAGAGAACAACGAGTACGCACCGCCCAGACTCTGCTCCACTTCCATAGCGTCGCGTTGAATCTCTAAGGCAGTCACGCGCTCAGCATCTCGCCGTACCAAAGACTCCATCATGAAGACTACGCCAATCCTTCGGACGTACTTCTCTAATACTGCATCGATGGGTGTAAGGTCAGCGTATTTGCCGAGCTGGACGATGTGGATATCTTCCTCAACACCCGTGATTACCTCACCAGTGCCAGAGTTAACGAAGTGTTCCACATCAGTTTGAGCACCTGGACGAATCAGGTACTTGATGTCTGCCATAAGCGCAGCACCACGCGCCACCGCCTCAGACAGGAATTGGATAACAAAGAGGTCCCCAGAGTAATCCTCGCATAGAGGACGACCCCAATCCTCACCATAAGACCGCTTCCAGGTAAGCACCATGAACGGGAGCTTATCCGTCTTGACCCGGCTGGACTTGCCAACTGGCAAATCATCTGCCGACTGCTGCACTTTCCAGAAGCCATCACCCTCATAGCATGCGTGAGTGTAGAGTTTCACGTTGTCGCTATCCTTGAGCTGCTTACCGCGTCTCGCCGCCTGGATGGCAGCACGCAGGGCAGGCTCGAAGGTGCGTAACGCTTTCTCTTGCAGCAGGATGATATCCATGAGCTGACCATTGGTATCCCGCTGGACAACATAGTGATGCATCGGGATGCAGCTGATAGGGCCAGCTGGGTCGTTTGCAGACTTAACTGGTTTATACATCAGGCAGTTGCCAGCAACCAGAAGGTGCTTAAAGGCCTCGACTACCGCAGGGCGGAATTGCCGAGCATCGAGGGCCTTCATCGCCTGGGTTTCAATCTTAGCGAACACCGTGGCAAGCTTGGTCTTCTGGTAGCCCCGCTCAAGCAGCGCCTTCTCACCTTTAACCGTAAGGTCAACACGGAAGAACGATCGCTGGGCAGGGAACAATACCTGTGCCAGTTTGTTAGCCAGGTGGTTAGTCGCCTGTGCGCCTGTGCCTTGCCAGCCATTCTGGGCCGACTCATTGTTACCAGGCTCGTTGAGCAGGTAGGGAAGGGTAAGCCTTGCGTAATGCTTGGCCCTGTCCAGGAACTCATTACGCTTGCGGGAGAGCTTCTCCCAGAGTTCAGGGATCTTACTCTTCTTACCGCTATATGAAGCCCCGCCACGGATGTCCATATTACACCCCCAGGCTGGAGGCTACCGGACGAACCAGGCTACGCTTGCCTTTACCGCCAACACTGTTGGAGTCATCGGCACCGATAGTTACTGCATCCGCACCAACCTCTGCTTGCCGCTCAAGCTGCTGGGCAGGTACTTTGGTTTCAAGGGTGGGTGTCTTTGAAGCCAGCCCAACAGCCTTGAATGCCTTGTTGACAATACTCATCTTGTCTCCTAAAACTTGTGATTGTACACAGTGCCGAAGGGTGAAAACCCAAGAAGGGAATACATCTTACCGACACGCTCCTCATTGATACCAGAGGCCAGAGACAGTCTTACTTCCTTGCAACCTTGAGACTCAGCCCAATTGCGCCAGGCCTTAATCAGGCCCATTCCGACAGCTGTACCACGGAACTCTGGGGTTACGTAGAACAGGTAATCGCTGGCAACTAAGGTTAAATCCCACGGGGCAAGCATGTGGGTGCCGCCCCATAAGAAACCAACAACCTCATTATCTCGCACAGCTACGTGCAAGAACAAGGCTTCATGGGAGATTGCCAAGGCAAGATGGTGGGCACTTTCAGCTGCATTCCAGCTTGCCGAATGGTGGCCCACAGTCTTGACCTCTTGCTCAACGTAACGATTACCAAGGTTGATAATCGCTGGTACATCCAGAAGGCAAGCGGGTCTTATCATGCATTCACCTGTATGTTGTGTTCGATACAGGCAAGGATGTGCCGCTTACATTCATCCCACACAAGCTGCTCGTGCGTCTTGGTGACGCTAGGTGCGCTCGGGCGGAGGATGTTATCAACAAGGAGGCGATAGGCTTCCTCGTTCATATAGGCTTTCTTATTCGGAGTCTTCATCTTCCACCCCGTAAATCTCTTCCACTTTCTCCCGGATTGCCTCAACAGACAACCCGAGTTCCTCAGCATCTGCCAGGAGGTTGTAACCTGGCTCCATGCCACACGACAGGCTTTCGAAGATAGCCTCAGCTACCTCAACAGCCCGTGTGGCTCGCATTGAATCTAAACTACGCATCGGCGTCCTCCTTATCATGCCGCAGCTCGCCAACTTTAGGAAGTCGAATCTTCCCTTTGCTGGAGTCTTGCAGACCATAGACAGTGAAGATGCGACCGATTACATTAAGTTCGCCGCCATTCTTAATCTCGTTATACATACGGGTTGCATCTTCATGAGACCAACCCTTACCAAGCATGGCCTTAACCTTTTGGGTGCCATGCCATTTAAAGATAAGGTTTGCCACCTTACCTGTGTACTTCCCTTTGCCTTCTTCCCAGCCTATGCAGCGAAGGTCATATGCAACTGTGCGTACAATCTTCATCTGACGCCAACCTTTGTGACCTGCCTCCCAATCGACATCTCGCTTGAAGACAGCACCCTCTCGGCCAGCATCAATGTGCTTCTGTGCGAAGGCCTCTACCTCAACCCAGGTGTTGCACTCGGTGATTGGCAGATAGTTGTCATAGACACAGAGGATATTCGGGACAAGGTGTGCCGTAATGCGCTTGACCAATCCTGCATGCCGCTTGGTGAATGGTGCAGTTGCAACACCACCAATGAAGTCAGACAGAGTGACCATATCAAAGAAGTCGATATACAACTCATCTTTAATCTGCTGGCCTACAAAGTCCAACTCATTGACACGCTCTGGGTTAACAACACCAGACAGGGCTTCCAGGTAGATATCCACAGCCATAGACTGTAGCTCACCCAGGTAAACCCCAGCAGGCAAGCATGCGTACCGCGCCTCCAGGTGCTCAACATTGCTGAGCTTCTTACCTGTGCGCCCGAAGATACCCACCTTGCCATCGTGGCGTACAACCGTCGCACTAAAGATGCCGTCCCGTTTTACCTGAGCGTACAGTGGCAATTGCCGCTTGCTCTCTGGAACTTCCTCCATGTGCTTGACCAATTGTACCGGGTGGTTACGGTGATCCCATTGCAGGCCTAAGAATTCAAAGATATTCATAGGTCACCTACCGGGATTACCCTTACGCAACTCTTGTCCAACCAGCGCTTGAAGTTTAAACGCTTGTCGCGTGCAACAACTTCGCTGTCAAAGATTGCCGCCTCATCCCTGTTTGGTGTGCTGCCTTGTCCTACCTCCAGGTAATAACCAACCTCACCAGGGGCAAAAGTTATCTTAACGATAAATTTCATTTGCGCAGCTCCTTGTCTAGCAGGAACATGATGTTAACCGCTGCGTGTGCCAGATGAAGCTCACCAGACTCTGGGTCTACCTTCTCACCTTTGTGGTGTTGGGTGAGGTGGCGCATCAATGCATCCAGGTAGCGCATCTCCCCTTCTGGGACTTTATCCCAATTGCCAACGGCATACTTGTCGGCTCCGAAGCCAAGCAATGTGCCGAGCTTCTCGAATGCATGTGGTACTTCTACCAGCACCAGGCCGAGACGTGGCTTACCTTGGTCAGCCTTAACCCCAACAGTTTTGGGTTTTGGTTTGCAGCTACAAACACCAGCCCCGTTCCAAATAAGACAATCAGACTTGTGCACCTGGACCACATCTACAGGTGGGTTATTGTCCCAATGATCTTGAAGCATGCTACCTCCAATAATTAATTTACGGGTATACAATTGAGGGCCAATCAATGACCCTCTGTTCTATACTCGCCAGTATTACAACTTGCCTACCCAGCGGCCTTCAAAGTCTGTCTGCATAGGGACAACCTGTGGCACACTGTCAACAATGACGATGCAACCAAGGGCTGGCTTATACTTAGACTCCTTGCCATAGGCGAAGGCCTTGGATTCCTCATCCACCAGGCAACCACCTTGCGCCGCCCAATACTGCTCGCGGGTATTGCGGGCATACTCAATGGACATCTTGCCATGCAAGTGACCACAGATGAGGTGGGTACGCTCGTGAGCCGCATCGGTAAGCACGGCACCTGCTGGTTGGTGCTTGAAGGATACCAGCTCACCATTAGGTAGGCGTAAGGTGTGAGTGTGTCGCCACTCCCAGCGCTGCCCGCTGCCATCCGGGAAGAACACCTCCCGATAGGTTCGCAGGTACTGCACCGGAATGCCGTGTGCATTAGCCTTACGGAAATGCATGGAGCCGTGGTTGGAATGGCACAGTCGCATCACCGGGAACATGGTGTGCAACTTACGCATGAAGACACGAGCACGCTCCAACT